ATTTCTCGGCTACGCTGTTCCCCTCATTGGAGTTGTCACGGCTTGCCGGTCATACGAGCGATCTTTGGGAACACTACCGCACGCTTCGGCAGCAGGTTCTCTCTGTCGAGTACGAACTTGCTACCAAGTACATCTCCGAAGCACTTTACGCGCGCTTTCGGCAGCACGTTCTTCGGCAGTCCTTAACTGCCTCGGAACTGCCTATCGTCGTTAAACTCAAAAACATAGAGATTGAACTTTTGGCAGGAAAGCCGCTTAATTATGTCTTGCTCACAAGTCTTGTGAACGACATACGGTCAAATCCCGACGATTTTCCCGAGTGGCAATCGTCACCTACCGCACAACTTTTCTGCCGGCCGTCGTTCCAAAACACGAAAGAAAGTCATGGTTATTGGTTCTAAACTTCATATTATGCAAACACTCAATCTGACACTACCTACCTGCTGGCAGGAATTGACACCGGCGCAGCTGCGCTACGTGTTCTATCTGCTTTCACTTGACAAGTTCACAGCAGATGAAATCAAAACCTATGTGCTTTTCCGGTGGTCGCACATTGAAGTTATATCTCCGGAAGGTGACGGCTTTTTCGTTCGCCACGAAGGAAAGCCGTTGCACCTTACCGCTCTCCAGATAGCCGAAGTCTTGCCCTTCCTCTCGTGGCTCGACCAACTTCCAACGTACCCCGTGCGCCTTCCTCAAATCTGCGGCCACTCCGCTTGTGCTACAGATTTGCAAGGGCTATCTTTCGAGGATTACATTTCATGTGATAACTTCTACACCGGTTTTCTCTTCACGGGTGACAATTCCCACCTGTACGATATTGCCGCCATTCTCTATGGGGCAGAACCTAGTAGGAAATTCCACCTCTCCCCGGAGGAATATATCTCTATCTTCTATTGGTTCGGTTCTGCAAAGGAACACCTTGCGCGCCGTTTTACCCATTTCTTCCATACTGCGCCCCTCAATCAGGAAACCGACCTCGGCAAACACTTGCAGGAGTTGGTCAATACCCAAATCCGCGCACTCACAAAGGGCGACATTACCAAAGAAGAAACCGTCCTCAAAATGGATGTGTGGCGCGCCCTTACTGAACTCAACGCACAGGCAGCCGACGCGGAAGAACTCAAACGCCAAATGCACCAATCATGAAAACGGCAGCAAGGCGAACGAAAGCACGCTTTCGCAGTTCGCCGAAGCCCGTTTCCAGAAAATCAAAGATTTTATGAACACCGCCACCAACTGGGATGCCACGGAGTTTTTCCGCTCCCTCACTCAAACAAATCGCCTTGCACAAGCACAAAAATTCTGCTTTTGCACCGTCTCTGGAGCAGCTGACTTTCAGCAGTTGCTCGAACGCTCGCAGTCGCAAACCGCTTTCGTCTGTGTCGATGACATTTCCGAAGGCTTCATAGAACTTAACAACTCGCCGCGTACGCGCCGCGTTAAGTCCGTTTTCTTTGCTATGCGTTATCCTATCGACAAGCCCAATCTGCGCGCCGACCGCATGGAAACTATGCGCGAACTGTTCCGACAATTCATGTCGAAACTTATCCTTGAGGAAACGAAGCTCCAAGAGCGTCAGTTGTACCTCGATACGCGCATACGTTTTACCGAAATCCCGGAGTATTTCGCCAGCGGTTGTGCTTGCGCACGCTTCCAGATTGGCGTCGATTTGTTTACCGACCTCCGCTTGAATCCGGAGGAATGGATCACGCCCGGACAAACAACCCCAAACACCCCACATCCATGACCTACAGCCCCGAACAACTACAGCAGATAGAGTATTACGCTTCTATCTACATGACCATCACGGACATTGCCGTTATTCTCCAGTTGCGCGCCGAGGAACTGCGTTCGGATATCCACATCGAGGACTCTCCTGCATACCTCGCTTACCACAAGGGCAAGGCGATGTCAAAGGTGCAGCTCCATGCCCAGGAAATGACGCTCGCGAAAGTCGGCTCTCCGCTCGCTCTCCAAAACGCCCGGAACAACCTCATGGACATGGAGGATGATGAATAGCCGCACGCCCCATGTAGCACGCGCCCCGAATAGCGCGCCCAAGTAGCACGCACAAACCAACACCCCTAAAGTATGCCACGCCAACCCATCATAGAACTTTGTCGCCGGGACATGTTTACTGCAGAGGACGAGCTTCTGCAGAAATACAATCCCGAACAGGCGCAGCGGCTCGTCCGCTTGCGCGACATGTACACTTGGTATCTCTCCAATCCGGATAGCAAGGACAGGCAGTTTATTGACATGGCCGCGTCTCGCTACAGCCTGAGCCGCGCGCAAGCCTATTCCGATCTTTCGGTTATCAAAACCCTTCTGCCTCTCCTTGCCTCTGCAAGCCGCGATTTTCACCGTTACCGCTACAATGAAATGATACTCGAAACGTATCAGATGGCAAAGGCTCGAAAGGACACGAAAACCATGGAGAAAGCCGCCTCCTCATACGCGAAATTTAATCGCGTCGATTTGGAGGACGAGCAAGCTATCCCTTATGATAAAATCGTCGTTCAGCCGTTCACGGCTACAGATGATCCTCGCGTCCTCGGTATCGAGCCTATTCCCAACCTCAAGGAGAAAATCCGCAAGATGCAGGAGAAATACCGTCGTGAGTCCATGGACATCGAGGATGTCAGCTTCGAGGAAGCCGATTTGGAAGAGTCCGAACTGTTCCCCATGCCGGAGGACACCGAACCGCCGCTTACTCCTACCGTCCCTTAAACAATCGCCGCAAGTATGCCCAAAATCTATTTCAATACCCCACAGCGTCTAACGCAGCTCATCGGAGCGAACACCACCGTTATTGTGGCCGGCCGTCGTACGGGTAAAACGGACAGCATCGCCTCGCCATTCGTTTTGCGTAATATGCAACGAATGCCTGGCAGTACCGGTGGCATTGTCGTGCCTACTTTCAAGCACGGCTTAACGAACACCATTCCCGGCATTCTCGCCGCACTCAAAAGGTGGGGCTTTGAAAACGGCATACATTATGTTATTGGTCGCAAGCCGCCCAAATCCTTCGGCTCTGCAATTATTGAACCTGCCGAGTACGAACATGTACTGTCCTTCTACAACGGCAGCCGTGCGGTCATTATCTCGCAGGACCGTCCCGGTTCTTCTAACTCCCTTACTCTTTCTTGGCTGCTGATCGACGAAGCCAAGTTCATTGATTACGAGAAATTGAAGGATGAAACACTCCCTGCCAATGGTGGCATAAAGTCCTACTTTGGCAAGCACTCCTTCAATCACTCCGTCATGATCTTGTCAGATATGCCGCAGACAAAGGCAGGTTCGTGGTTTCTACACTACAAGGAGAAAATGGATAAGGAACTTATCCAGACGATTGAAGCCACCGTTTACGAGATTTGGCGCCTCAAAGAGAAAGTGCGCGAGTGCCACCGGCAGGGCATTACGCCGCCCCAGTACCTGCGCAAGGAGATACGCACACTTGATAAAGCCCTCAATCAGATGCGGTCTGTCGCGGTCTATTACAAGGAGTACTCCAGTATAGAAAACTTGCAGCTTCTCGGCGAGAACTACATTAAGCAGATGAAGCGGGACCTCACGCCCAAAACCTTCCAAACTTCTATTCTCTGCATGCAGTTGGGCATCTCTAAAGATGGCTTCTACTCGTCTATGCGTGAGGGGCACAAATACAACGCTTCCAATTTCGAGTACCTTGATTCGCTCGGCTGGGAGTGCGACCCTTCGGCCCTCGATTGCCGCGCCGACAAGGATGTTAATCCGGATGCGCCTATCTGCATCGGTATGGATTACAACGCCAATATCAACTGGATCGTTGCAGGGCAGCCCAACGGCAAACGCCTCAATGTTATCAAATCCTTTTACACCAAGTTTGAGCGGAAAATCCCGGCACTCGTCCATGATTTTTGCACCTATTATCATGCTCATCGTAACAAAACGGTCGTTTATTATTACGATACCACCGCGCTTGGCTCAAACTACGCCGTGAACACGCAGGATTTCCATTGGGTGGTTTGCCACGAGTTCGAACGCCACGGCTGGCGCGTGGAGTCTGTCTATCTCGGCAACCCAATGCGCCACGACGAGAAATACCTTCTCATCAACCAAGCTTTCGCCGGAAAGCAACGCCTTATGCCGTTCTTCAACCGGCAGAATAACGACGACCTTATTCTGGCCCTCCAGACGGCTGGAGTGACACGCGGTCGGAACGGCTTCCACAAGGACAAGGGAGGCGAGAAACTGGCAGAGACGGAGGAGGATTTGCTCCAACACCGCACCGACGGCACGGACGCTTTCGACACCCTCTTTATCGGCTGTGAGAAGTTCCCCCAGACCGTCATTTCCACATTCTCTGTTTCCGGAGTTTCCTAACAGGAGATTCTCTTTTCATTCCCAAAATCTACTGATTTTGTCATTTTCAAAGGAAAAAGTTTACACTTTTGAACTTTTATGGGCTAAAAATTTGCGTATTTCATTCTTTTTTTGTACTTTTGTGCGATTTTTTCAAGTCATAGTCAATCAGTTGCAATGAAAGAGGATCAACATACCGAGTTCAAACGTATATGGAAGGATGAATACCTTCAATACATTAGCGGCTTTGCCAATGCGCAAGGTGGCACATTGTATATTGGCATTGATGACGATGGGCAGGTATGTGGTATAAACAATGCAACTAAGTTGTTGGCTGACCTTCCCAATCAGATCAACCAGACTACCGGCGTATTAGCCCAAGTGGACTTGCACACAGAGGATGGTAAAGAGTATATCTCCATATGTGTGGATGCTACTGAGCAGCCTGTGGCTTATCGGGGCAAGTTCTATTATCGTAGCGGTTCAACATTGCAAGAGGTCAAAGGCTCCGGTCTGCAAACGCTCATTCTCAAGAAGATGGGACGCACTTGGGACGATATGGAGTGTGAGGGTGCGAAACTGGATGAGATAGACCCTAAAGCTATTGACTATTTCCTCCGTCATGCTATTCCCATAGACAGAATGCCTAAAGAGGCAATGAATGACCCTGTTGAGGTTGTCCTGAAGAATCTTAACTTGATGACTGAAGACGGGCATCTCAAGAATGCTGCTATCCTGCTGTTTGGCAAGAATCCTCAACGCCGTTTTATCAATGCGCGTTTCCGCATAGGTCGTTTCGTGAAGGATGAAACGGACTTGGTGCATCAGGATAATATCGAAGGCAACATTTTGCAAATGGCGGATGAAGTGATGTGGAAACTGCGTCAGGACTACCTTATCCGTCCTATCCACTATGAAGGAATGCACCGCGTCGAACCGTTGGAGATGCCGGAGGATGCCTTGCGTGAGTTGGTGTATAACGCTATTATCCACCGTGATTATCTCGGGCAGGATATTCAGATGAAGATTTACAATGACCGTATTTGGTTTTGGAACGACGGCAATCTACCGGAAGGTTTTAGTGTGGAACGGATGAGTAAGGAGCACATGTCTGTGCGTCGTAATCCGCTTATCGCTAATATCTTCTATCGTGCCGGTTTCATTGAGTCTTGGGGACGTGGTGTTACTAAGGTGTGTCAGTCGTTCAAGGAGGCGGGATTGCCTGAACCGGGTTTTGAGAACTTCATGAGTGGAACTCTCGTTACCATACACAGAGATTTAAACATATACGGTAACATTACCGAGCAAACAGGTAATGTAACCAAAAGCGTAACCGACAACGTAACCAAAAAGCATATAAAAAACGTAACCAAAACCATTACTAAAACATCTAATGGCAAAGTTACCAAACAGGTAACTATAGTATTGAATGGCTATGCACTCATGATTGTAGAGATGATTGAGAGGAATCCTAAAGTAACAACCGCGCAGATGGCTGAGACGATAGGTATAGCAAAGAAGAATCTGATTGCTCTCACCAACAATCTTCAGCGTGATGGTATCATCCGCCGTGTCGGCTCAAACCGAGGTGGTCACTGGGAGATAATAGACAATAATCAATAGGGATATGCTAAATTTGTTCAAATATAATCAGCGAACCGCCACTTCTCTATTATGGGAAGGGTATTCGCACGCTCCGCATCGGCAAGCATGTCGTGAGCACCACGCCATTAGCAGCGCAGTAATGATTACAAGCGGTGTCTGACATTATGTCAGGTGCCGCTTGCGCGTTATATAGAAATCACATAAATTGAATTGCCTTATGGAAATGCCAAAGTCTTTGAAGAACAAAATCATCGTAGATCCCTATAAAGAATTTGACAAAAGCAATACAAAGTTATTGCAGAAAATGAAGTTCCCTATAGAAACTGAAAAGGAAAAGAATTGGATGATGTATGGAGATGGCTCTTTCCATTCAGGTGGGAATCGCCACATATTTATATATCTACTTCCCGCGTCTGTGGCTGCATATTATATTGAAATAGATAAAGATGAAAGCAACTTTATAAAACAGAGCCTGTCCGCTGAACAAAAGGAGGTTGATGAACAACGTCCTGTTTTGGCTTATTTTGATAAAGGGCTTTTCAAAAATGGAGTTTGCCAACCACAAAATTCTGGATATTTATGCTTGGGCTATGGCAAACGTTCAATTTCCGAAAGAGAACATCTTGATGGATGGATAGAGGTTCCAAGACTATTCTTCTCTGGTATCAATGATTATGTTTATCTGGCTGTTTCATGCGTAAATGAGCCTCAAATACATGTGTCCTCTTTTCCCGAAAATCAGCCTTTCTTTTGGGATTTGCCGGTTGCTTCCTCTATTTATAACGACCAATTGCTTTCCGAATCTAAAATTATTCCCGGCACAGTCAAGATGATTACAAAGATCTTAGACGAAGAAAACATTTATTACCATCGTAGGATTTATGCGGAAAAAACACTAAAAGTGGATTATTCCTGGCAGCAATTGGGAAGGAGATCAGATTATGCAAAGTTAGAGGATGGTACAATCTGCAAAAAACTTTTAAGATTAGTTAAATGCACAACTCAAGACGGAGAATATAACGCTTCTGTATCATTACCGGTTTATGTTTATAACCGTAATCGTAATGGTATTACCGCATTTGTATGGCACAGCGGTAATGAAGATGATATAGTCAAAAAGTCCAACATCGGTTATAATGAAGGTGAGGAAGATAAATTTTACAATAAATACCCTTATTTATTGGACTCTCTTTCACTCGAAACGATATATGGCTCATTTGCTTCACTTACTAAAATCTCAGAGGAAGCTGCCGCCCGCTATATTGTTCGTAGCCTCGCACACCAGCCGGAAGGATATCGGTCTGTATCTGTTGAAGGACATCTTGTTTATCTAATGGGTGGAGCATTATACAGAATAAAAAAGATTGTAGATGCCTACAAAGGAAAGCGCTCTCCTAAAGATACGAGTTCTCACAAAGGAGAAAAATTATTGAGTGAGGAAGATCTTTTAAGGGTGCAAGCATTATTTAAAATCAATAATAGTCTACTTCGTTATGATTCTAAAGTTGCATATGAAAACATTCCAAATGCAGACAGAGCAGCCGAAATTTATAACGAAGAGAAGCATTTTATTAAAGACGTTCTTGGTATACCAAAGGGTTCAAGCGGATGCAAACGCATGCAATCGCTTATACGAAGAATATTCCGTGGTATTGCTGATTTAGGAATAACGATTGACTATGTTTATTGTGACATAGAGTACATCAATAATGAAGCAAGGGCGATTGCTGTCAATAGATTCTGTCCTCAGTATCTCAAAGCTTTAAATGGGAAAGATAAAGAAGACGAAACACAAAAAAATATTTATGATAACTTATATAGTGAGATAGAGTCAGATTCTCAGTTTTTGAGAGCTCTTCAATCATTAAGTTACGTTCCCAATGGTGTAGGACTTAATTCTATCATGGATATGTCCTTAGGAGATAAAGGATTGGCTCAAAAATACGGTATAGCAAATAATAAGAGTTATGCTGAACGCCGTAATCTCAACGTATGGGATGTGGTGATGAAAAACTACACGAATAGTTTGTTCTATAATAGTATATTTGCTCCTATTCAAGTTATCTTTCCGGATGCGAAGTGCAGTTCTGACTCCCGATACATTCTAAAAGGTTATCTTAATCGGGCAGAAGAGTTCGAAACATATTTGGGAGGAAATGTAAATTTGTATGGAAAAATGTATTCCTCGCTTCCTCTTTATGGAGAACATATGACAAATGGTTATAAAAAATTGAACATGGATAATTGGAATATTTTGCCCGTACCATCATTGTTCTCATTTTTCATGGATAGTATCAACCGCTTGAGAGTCGTTGCCTTGTCTTCAAAAGGGAAATTTAATGTATTTATCACAACTTGGAATATATGGGCATTTGATATTAACAAGATTCTTGAGTTTAGACTATGAGATAACGAGGGAAACTTGATAAAACAAAGTGATGATGATGACGATGAAGTAAAGGCATATCACAGAGAGCTGCTATACCATACATTTCTAATGAATCCGGACAAGGCGTTAGCCTACTTTAATTTAGATAAGACAGTTGAGGACAAAGAGCATTATATCAATTTAGAGTCAGAGAAGGGAGGATATTTCAAGTATGCATACGATGAATTAAATGAGATACTCAAAAATATAAATAATCGACTTGGAACGAGTATGGTTATTCCTATAACCAACACTTTAGCGGTTGAAACTGAACCGTATGTATTGTCTTGTGCAGAGGTGAATAATAAATGGCATTGGAGATTGACAGTTGATGAGCTATCTAATAGAGATAATATTAAGAAAGAGAATGGCTATATTTGTTTTGTAACAAAAGGCAGAAAAATTACATTCAGTCAAGTAGAAAATAATCCTCTTGAAGATGATGGCAGTAGTAAAGTCGGTTTCTGGATTGTTACTCCCAGTGGAGTAGAGCCTAAAATTGAGGTTGACGATCAAAAAATGCCTTATTATTATAGTCATCCTGCATTTTCCAGCAAGAAAGCAAAACAAGAGATGTTTCAGGTTATACCAGCTTATGTTAAAAAAGTTAATTATACGACTTTACGTTTCTATGACTATAGAACGTATATGCAATTCGGAGAACTTCCCCAACGCCACTCTATGCAGATGGAATTCTGTGTAGATTATGATTCTTCGAATTTTGCAGAATGTGAACTTCTAGATACCGGATTTTTGAAAAACTCGGAGGGGCAATCCTTGAAATGTATAGTGTGGAAATCAAATGGCATTTTGTATGGACGAATGGAATCACATGGTCAATCTACCAATAGTATGCAATTGAGTTTAAACTCAACTTATGTGGTAAAGCTAGACATAGATATCACTTCAAGACCTTATGAAATGCCTTTTAAAGGAAAAGCAGTATATAGTTTGTATAAATTAGGTGAAGAAAATATTTCATTACTCAAGAAAGAAAGTGATTTTTTATATACAAATCCTATATCATCGAATTTTCTAATCAGTACACTCAATCTATGTAAATTTTACGACAAAGATTCCGCTATTCTTCCTATAAGAGTTGAAGATTTCCGTCTCTATTTCTTCGGTCATCAAGAAAAGGTTGAATTGTTCCGCGAAAGCAATGGTCTAAATATTTCTCGTGTAAACAAGAGTATTGCTGCATATCGTCTAAATACTTGGGAAATTACTAAACCAGCTGTTGAGGTCGAGAATGAAAATATAATTGATGAAACGATTATCGGAAAATTTTCTTGGCTAAATGCTTGTGAGTGTAAAGTAAGATATAAACTGACGTATTCATTGTTTGATGAGAAAGGAGATGAAATATCTTTGGGAGATCAAGAGCGTCCGAGTGCATCAGCTAATATAATATATCCATTAGACGGTAGATTGAAGCTCATTAAAGCCTCTTATAAAAATGTTATATTTGAAGTTGAGCCTCAATCGGAAGGATACATGTTAGTAAAATTACTAAAATGCCAAATTAATTCTGCAAAAATTAAGTGGAGTCTTTATAAATTAGAAGATGGAGATACGGGAACAGAAAATCTGCTACGTGAAACATCAATAAGGATAGTAGATATTATCAAAAACTATTCAAGCGATAAAAAATTGCGCTTCCACCAACATTCTCAGGAAAAACGGTGAAACTAACTATAAAACAAAACAAATATGAAAAAGGCTTTATTTTTTATTGTCTCGGCGCTGATATCCGTCAGTGCATGGGCGGCGAATTTCGGTAGTTTGGGAGCAACTAAGTTGTCAGATGCTACAATGAATGGTGTCTCTCCGACAGCCGTGGCTACCAATGAAACTCCGCGGTTGTCCCAGTTCGAAATGCCTGTTTTAAAATCAATGAAGCTCTCAGGAACAGACATTCCCGACGGAATTGCGAATGAGCACAAAACCGGCATTAGAAAAGCCCCTTTGGCAGCAACCGTCAAAATATCGGGCTTGGTTGATGCGAGTACAATTGCTGACAATTCTGCAATTGAGTTGGTGGGCAATGCAAATTTGTTCATGGATGCCAACAAAACATTT